AAATGGTAAAATGTGTGAACCATGCTCAAGGGCTCCCTCTACCAAATCCGCGACTTTATCGGGGAACGAGGTATATAGGAAGTATATCAAAACGGATACTGCTACAACTTCAATGAAAATACGCATATGCTTTATCCTTCGGGCAAAATATTTTTCGAGTCGTCATCCGGCGAGAATAGCGTTCCAGCAACCGTGCCGGCGAGCAGCCGATTCCAGCCGACAACGAGGCTGACCTTGGAACCTGATTCAACCTGCATCATTTCTTCGTCCGTTAACATGATTATATAACCTTCAAGGTCATATGTTTCGCCATCACCCAGGACAATGATCCTGTTTACTCTTTCTTTTTCATCCATTTTTTAAGCTCCAACCTTGTCTAAAGAGTTTTCCTGATTGTTTGACGCCAAGCACCAAATAATGTCTGCATCGTAGTTTATGGTACAACCAGTAAAACTATAGATTATGCCTTCTCTCGGTAAATGGTGTTTTTGGTTGGATTTGTCGCTGACCGAAAGACCCAAGACCATGAATAATATGCTAACTACTTTAATCATTTCTAAAATACACACTGTATCCCGTTAAAGACAATCTGTGCAGTAAATATACACTGTATTCCAAAAAGTTCAAACATTTTCGATATTTCCTTTCTTTCTCGATTGTCTCTGTTACCAGTATAGCAAATATTTAAATAAATGTCAAGTTCTTTTTTTTATTCAAGAACCTCGGGAACTTAAAACTTCCACTTCCCTAAACGCCCGCCAGTTACAATCATTCCTGTCGTGGGAGAACCACCTGACCAGGACTTGCTCAAATGTCTCCGAAACTGCGACTATAAAGCCACGAGCACAATATTGCTCTTTGTACTCCTCAGACCAGTTGGGTGCATAGTGTCTGATCATATCACCGACTTGCATTGACTACCTCCAAACTCCAATCTACCCACCAAGCGGGGCCTCGCGGGTGGCGTATCCACTGGATTAAATAGTCTGTCGCTCCTTCGCGCTGTTCTGCCGTAGGCTCGCACTCTTCTGAATCACTGGTAGAGATGCGAGATGGGCGGTGCTCTATCGCCAGTCCAACCCAATGTGTGCGCCTGCCTCTTCTCGGACTTACTAAATCACCGACTTGCACTGACCAACTCCACGTAAGGGTTCGAGCTTCCGGCACTGTTGTCGAAATCCATGAGAAAATACCCACCTGTTTCAAGTGTGACTGAGTGCACTACGTCTGCGTATCTCCTGCCCATGTTGTCCTTTCGTATATCTGAGATAATATAAATCTGGTCCCACATTCTTACCAAGTCACCGACTTTCACTGATAACCTCCAGATATAACCACGCTGCTTTCTCGTTATTGGAAAGCCTTGCACAACCTTCATGAAACATACCTCCCCACACCTCAACAACAAACGCAGCATTGCCTGTTAGCTTGTTTGTCACTAAGTCACCGACTTTCACTGATCATCTCCAACTCCCAATGCCACGCTGGGAGTTCTATAACGCCTTTATTGGACAGAAGAGTGTGATGGATAAACTCTTCGCCATCGTCGTCGCTGCCAAGATATACACACAGCCCAATCTTCGTACCTGGATCGATCATTCTACCAGGCTTCGGGTTTACAAGATCACCGACTTGCATTTATCAACTCCAACTGGCGGCAGGGAAGAGAAGTTTCCTCTCCTTCCCAAAAAACCAAAGCGCGGCGGAGGCTGGCATGAATACTGTTGTCAGTAATCCTCATGAATATTCCGATGCCATCAGGCTCAAAAGGAAACTTTACTTTTACGAGATCACCAACTTTCACGCTATCGCCTCGAAGTGTCCCTGAGTGTAGTTACCGCACCAGACGCTTTCACCTTCGCAGGAGAGCATAACGTCAACGTAGCTACTCAGAGGGGGATTGTTCCACCGATCCGGGCGCACGTCAACGACGATACCCACACAACCGGCGGGGTATGGTCCACCATCGAGAGCGGGGTTGTCCCAGACTGCTCGTGTGTTTTTCACCAAATCACCGATTTTCACTTACGACCTCCACCCACGGATTGCCTTCGAGCTTGACCATCATGTGTGTGCCCGACGCGTTTAAACTCAAGACGCTCAACATTGTCTCGCCTTTGCTATCCCTCTCCGTACCCAGTACGACGTATAGCTCGCCCAGACATTTTACCAAGCTCCCAACCATTTTTTTCTCTCTCTTCTACGATTCTATATATATAATATCAAATAATCGCCCATTTGTCAAGTCTTTTTTCATTCTCGACAACTTCGCGTATTTGTTGAACATTTTCGATTGTCGCGGGGATTACGTTCTCTTTAATGGTCGCTAACATCGGAGAATCACTACAGATATTGCTCCAGTTAATAAAATAGTAGTAAGGATTCTCGTCTAGTATGATACCCATACCGTAATCTTCTGATCCTGGTTTCCAGACGTAAACTACCAAATCACCGACTCCCACTGATCACCTCCAGATCCCTTTCTAAATAACGTCGCTCTCTCAAGACGCTTTGACCGAGGTAGTTAACGCCGAATAGCTTGACGATGTGATATTTTCTAATGTCGTGTTGAGGGGTCGGGTCTAGGTGTACCGTGTCAGTAATCAACGCAACAGTTCCTTTCGGTGTACCAATAGAGGCACGCTTAATCTCTACTAAGTCACCTGCTTTCATTCTAAGACTCTCAACACAGTGTGCGACCAGATTATCTTATCTCCGTTGAAGTGTATCACCACAACTTCCGCGCTGTCTGTGCTCGCCTGGATCACTATACCCGGAGGATAACGCACAGTCTCGGTGTTCACTACCAAATCTCCTACCTTAATCATCACAGATACTTGTCAATACTTTTAATGGTTTCCTGCTCCTGTTTCTCTTCGCGTACTGTCCCAAGAAAGAGCACGTTCGCCCAGGAGGTCGCTAATGAGCCAGCAAAGGCCCCAAGAGCGAAAATGAATATATACCCTACCGGGTCCATTTGTAGCCTCTACAGGAGCGTCTAGCGTCCTGCTTCTTCCTGTCGCCATGGTTGCCTGCGCCTTTGCGGAAGTGAGCATGAATAGCAAGCCAGTTACGCAGCTTGATCTTTTTCTTTTTATTCATGCCCCTATTGTATCAAATAATTAAATCGTTGTCAAGTTTTTTTGTGATCGACAGGCAAGGGGTGAGCGCGCTAATAGCCTGTTCAGCTTTTTCACGGACTGTCCGTAGATCAAACGCCTCTGCGATCTTCCCCCACCCTTCGTAGTCTTTTTCGCGCTTCTCGCAATAAGCCCTTATTTCTTCTAACGCTTCCAGCGCGTCATTAAAAGGTGATGCTGCCATAAGATTATCCTTTATTCAAATATTCCAGCATAAGAAGGCCGGAGTGTGTGTTCGTCGGCTTTGGACCTGCTCGGCCTTTGTTCTACCCTACTGTAGGCTTCGCCATCTTCTTCATAAAACTCATGTACCACCTTACCTCGCCTATCAACACTCACACATATGTAAGTTCCATCGTCAGCTTCTAGCAGTACGCTATAACATTCATTCATTTTTAACCTCTCTCTCTTATTGTTCTGGGATCGCGAGCACCCGTTCATTAGTCTGAAAATAAGGGTGTTTCGCATAATACTCTGTTGTTAACCACATTCTTTGACACTTACTAGGCTTAGGTTTCGGGGCGCACAAGTCAGTAAGAAGAATATGACCATCAAAACCGTTCGTGTTAACGTAGTCTGTTGGAGGATTAAAGTCTGTGCCTCCGTAGCGTACACGCTCCCAAACCCGCTTTTCTCCCTTCTTCCAAACAAAGATATTTTTCTCGGCAACCGTGCAGTCGAACGGAATCACAGTAAACTCCGCAAGTTCAGAGAGTTTGTTCAACTCAGAAAAGAACTGCGCGAGCATATCATCGCTGACTGAGCCAGATTGATCAATGCTGATAGCAATCTTGGCTTGCCTGCTGGTCTTACGACCAGGATGAATATATGGATAACGACGATTAATACGCTTGATCGAAGTAGACTTGTTAGCCTTTTGTGAGGTTTTGACGAAATACCGCAAAACCTTTTTCCAATCAACCATACCAGAAAGGCGTTTCATAATGTCTTTTCGTACATCACTCGGAACGGAGCCCCAGCTATTTCCACGAGAACATTCATCGGACGCTTTACGAAGAGTCTCTTTGAGTCTTTCCTTTGCAATCTCTCTTGTGACGTTATCAACGTCACCCCAATGTTCATGTGAATCAAACTGTCCGTTATCGCCAAGAGGATCACCCTTGCCCTCGCCTTGACCCTTACCTTCACCCTTACCTTTACCTTTACCCTCTCCTTTACCTTCCTCGCCTTCGGTCTTGTCCTCGCCTTTCTCCTTGTCTTTCTTTAACTTTGACATATACCATTCTGCTGCTTGACCAGAAGGATAATCTTTAAATGGTCCTTGACCCGGCTTGAGGCACCCTTCAGGGAGATCAGCTAGGTGAGAGTTAATAGCTAAATCTGTCGCAAAGTTCCAAAGGCGAGGACTTTCACCGTCCGGCCTGCGACCCGTAAGATGCTCAAAAATGATATGGTAAAGCTCGTGCTTGATAATATCTCGACGATTCCTATCCGTCAGATTCGCAAAAAAATCAGGATTATACAGCATTTCAAACTGTGCTGTATATGGGTTAACCAGCACAGCAGCAGTAGGGATAGCCTTAGACTCTCGTTTGTCCACCCTGCGACTTAAAGCCGCGAAGAAAGGTTCATTGAGCAACAGTCTAGCAACGTGCGTATTAAGATCGAACACTTTCATCTCTCATCCTTTTTTAAATACACCCTATTGTAACATAAATATCGTTGTGTGTCAACTTATTTATTTAAAATCTCGACAACTTTTTCTTGAAGTTCCGCAACTGCTTGTTTTAGTTGATGAATCTCATCAACGAGCGAGGATATCCTGTCTGCTCGTTGCGCTACGCGGGTGAGTGTGGTTGTATTTGCTTTGACTTGATCTTCCAAGTCGGTTGTGTTAGTGTTAGTAGCCATTGTATATTACTCCTTATTTGTCGTCATCGCTGGCTTTCAGCATCTCTACCATTCTATTTGCGACGGAAACCCCGTCAACTTTGGACTGATGAAGGCGAATAGTATTAGTGATATTGTTATCGGCAGCGCCCATAACAGTCCACAACTTCATAGCCACTTCAGAGGGCAGAGTCATAAAATATTTAGCAAGATTCTGAATCTGCTCCTCTGGAAGTTCTTCTTTAAAAGACTCAACTGCTTCCAGCTTTTCTACCAACGCAGTATGGTCGTTGATGGAGAAGTCTTTCGTTTTATCGATCTCGCCATTGACAAGAATATCCTCGACTGTTACCTGTCGGTCATAGTTCTGGATAAAATCATTGAACGAAACCGCTGCTTCAAAGCCTACAAAGGCAGATGACAGGTTGTAAAGAGTGGGCGATGCGCCCTGCTCATACAACTTGGCTGCCGAAAGGCATTCGTCCAACCGCTCCCATGAACGGCGAGAAGGATAAACCTTATTAGGTTCAAAGTCCGTGGTATGCTCAAGATGATTGCGATTCTGGTTAATAAAATCCCATACAACAGAGTCAAGACGTTCTTTCGCCCAATCAAGCCAATCTTCTACAGTCGGTTCAACGTCAAAGACAGTCCACCGATCAAGTTCGGCAGGGTCCATTTCTCCAACCTGATACTGCTGTCCATGTTCGCCACCGTTGATAGCGGCAAAGATAAGAGTGCCAGGATGAAGTCTGTGACCGTTCAGCTTACGAGAATCAGTAAGTTCAAAAATACCTTGACGGACCTCGATTGTAGCACGGTCCACTTCGTCGAGGAACAACACCACAGGCTCATCACAAGCCGACTTGAACCAGTCAGGGGGGCAGAACGAAGTGACGTCGCCGTCAGTCTTTGGCAACCCAACAAGGTCGCCTTCGGTCATCTGACTAGCCCGACGCTCCACGACAGGGAGCCCAATGCCTTCTGCGACTTGATAGACCACCTGTGACTTGCCAACCCCATGACGACCACGGAGAAGTACAGGTTTCGTAACGTCGGTTACGAAGGGTACTATCTCAAGAAATGTTTTAAAATCTACTGCCATTGTTCTTCCTCGGCTTCAAGGGGTTTTTCGATTATTATGTTACCAGTATAACAAATATTTAAATAAATGTCAAGTATTTTATTTTTCCTTAATGATTTCAAGGACTAAGTTTGAAAGCACGCTTGGACACACTCAATATCTTCTGCCCATCCCTTCGGTGGGGTCAGCTTGCTTTTAATGGGAGAAATCAACTCGGACTCGTAATAGCCCTTCTCAACGGGGTGGTATTTGTCATGCCTTGGAATATCAAAGGAGTAGTGAGGGTTACCCAAATCGTTAATGTTGGCACAAAGGAGTTGTTGACCTGCCCTTCTTCCGACGTTGTATCCTTCTACCAGTGAGTCTGGAACAAAAATGAGATGCCAGTTGATCGCGGAAACAAAATACGCATCTTCCTTTCCATAGCGGGTACACCTTACGAGTGCGCCTGGAGCTAGGCCAACCTTTTTAAGATATTTTAGTACCTTCTTACGGTATGCTGTGTTCTGCTTAAGCAGCGACGCTACTGCGTTCTTCTTGTGTTCGCACGTACGCTTATTATGTTTATAAGACTCTTCCTCTTTGTCGGAATCATTGTACAAATCAACGAACTGCGAGCAGAAGGAGCATTGACGCTTGACCTTTTGCTTTTTAAGTTTGTACGTTCGCACAACCCAAGAATCTTCGCTGCCCTCTGCAATCGCCGCTTCTGCTTCTTTTTTGTGTTGAGGGCAGGTACGACTGTTATGTTCCTCTCTGTAGCAATATGAACATCGAACTGTTCCATTCCACGACATTTAGTTTTTCCTCTTTTTCAAGTTCTGTTCCCAGTGTATCAAATATTTAAATAGTTGTCAACCATTTTATTTTTCTTTAATGATCTTCGATACTTACGTCGCTTTCGTCCCGCGCTATTCCCAACAAGGCATAACCACATATGTCTCTCCAGGGACTTTCTCCGAAGGCGTTCTTCTTTGTAGCTAGCCTGAACAGCTTATCAATAACGCGAGTTATCGCCAGCAAGTCACCGTATTGCTCTGGTTTTACACCGTTGGGAAACAAAACTTCTATAATCTTGCAAGATTCTCCAAAAGAGTTGCCGTAGGCTTCATTCTTCTGTTGCACGAGTTTTCCAATCTCTAAGCCTATTTCTTCATATTTTTTCACTTATCACCTCAATGTCATTCCCACCAATCACGATAACCTCCGCGATGTCTGGAAAATAAACTTCCCAAGAGTTTGAATAAGCTACATACGTTCGCCCCTCGTCAGGACGGACTAACAAGCCGATGCCCTCATGAAGGGTTTCATATGCAGTCTTATCTGCTGCGTATACTAAATCACCGACTCGCACTTATCACCGCCGCGTTTTCATCGTCGCAAATCCAAGAATATTCGCCGTCATCCCACATCGTCCAATATCTGTAGTTTTCTGATCCTGTGTAGTTATTTGGTCTGTGCTCATCAATATAACAAATGAGCCCCACGCTAAAACTTTCATTTAAGCCATCATAAAGTCGTATTAAATCACCGACCTTCACTGACTACCTCCAGTCCTCCAGAGAGTTCCCACGTAGGCTCAACATATCCATTCCACAGGACGTGAGTGTCACCCCACTCCACAGAATAATCAACAGTATCCGCAGTAGCGACCACCAGTCCAAACTTGCCAGTTCCTTTATCCCATTCCGTCGCTTCGACCAGATCACCGGGATGAACTTTGTCATAATAGGACATTTTGGTCCAGTTTGTCTCGGCGCGCCGCTTCTGATATTCGAGCCATTTCTTCCGTGACCTTTTCATTGTCTCACTAGCCATTTTTACTGATTAACCTCAAGTGCTTTTTGTTCGCTATAAAGGGGGTAGTGCTAGGCTTGCATGCCCACGTAACGAAAGCGTACATTGGGTTTGTTCTAACAACGACCCCAACTCCATGAGACATATACCAAGCCTCCACAGTATAAACTACCAAATCACCTGCTTTCAAAACTGTATCTCTCTGCTGATCTGGATCTCGTCATAGCAGTGCTCGCCTCTGTCCACAGTGTCATCACAGTCCTCGCCTATGCGAAGGAAACGAAAGTGTTGGTAGGCGTAGCCATGTTCTTCGTCTTGTTCAGGTTCCCAACCTTCGAGGCTTTCAGTCTCGCAGTCCGAGATAAACTTCTCGATGGCATTGATTTCTTCGTATGAATCATACCATTTAATACCAGACCATGACATTAGCATAGTCTCGTCATTGTAAGCGTCTTTATCAAAATGATCCGCTTCCTTGAATACCAATGCCGTCGCTTTTGGAGACGATGCCAGGACAGCCAGAAAATAAGGCTTTAGTTCCTTGCCCACCGCGAGCACTACCTGTGAACGGTATCCCATGTTTTTCTTTCCATTTTTTTAAGTTTGTATATGTAGTATAT